CACGGCAAATCTGCTTGGTGTACCAGGGCCAAGCCGAGTTCTACTCGCTCACTGGAGACCCATAAATGAAAAGGAAAAGCATAAACATATCTAAGGCTGTAATAGCCCTTAAAAAGTCGATGCCAATCCTAATCAGATGGCTCGCAAGTAACCAACAAGTTGGTTACAAGGAAACATCTTATTCTTTACGGGTCGTAGATAAAATCCTTAATGTATTGGAGAGTCGCGGAATTTCCGAGACAATCCGTTACACAAAGGATCTCCGATTAAAGTTTCTAAAAGTTATACTTAGTATGACTCCAGAAACATTTGAACGGGGAGAAAAGTTATGGTTACCTAAGATCCTTATGCCCATCGTTCGTCATATACAAGAAAGGAAAAGTTACCCGTTTATTCGGCTAATCTTCTCAGCTCTGTATATTACACGATCTTTGAGGCTAGATTCAGAAATATCCTTGGATACAATACTGAAAGGGCCCAGTTATACTGGTAATCCCTCAAGTATGCATTCAGAGATACGACTGTTTCTTAAGGACTTAGGTGTTAATCTTACCCACATAGGGAAAGTTCCAAAAAGCTTACGCTTTAAGGAGTTCCATATGACATCTAAATCTGGACCCAACGGGCATGCCCTTTGGAGTTCATTTAAAGATATTCAAGCATTAAGCCCTCAACAAAAGGAAGCCATTAAGGATACTGGAGGAGAGAAGCTTTATGATTTGATGGATAAGTTTTCCGGACTTTATAAAAGAATTCCCCAATTTTTCGATTCTCGTATCCGCCGCAAGGTGGAGCCGATTACTCGTAAATTGGTGAAGATCTTAGATAAAGAGGGAAAAGTTAGAGAAGTAGCCATTGGAGATTATTATACTCAAGCAGCGTTGCTACCGTTGCATAAATTTCTTCTAAGGTTACTCTCTAACATTAACCAAGACTGCACTTTAAACCAAACTAAATTATTTTATTCAATTGATAAATCTATTGGGTCCTCATATCATAGTATTGACCTTACGGCCTTTACTGATAGATTTCCTATAGATTTAATCTATGAAATATTATTAATATGGTTTGGCGAAGTTTATGCTAAAAGTTGGAAGTTTCTCATGGTTGGAACACCGTTCCTATATGGATCATATCCTGTTCATTATAACACAGGAAATCCTATGGGACTGTATTCTTCATGGGTTACAACTACTTTAGCACACCATTTCTTAGTGTGGTTAGCTTGTAAAAGAGTTAACCTAAACTGGAAAAGGAGTCGTTATATGCTTTTAGGTGATGATATCGTGATATGTAACGATAATCTAGCCAAGGCTTATAAAGACATACTTCTAGAGTGGGGCATCGAGTTTAACTCGACAAAGACACATACTTCACCACATGGATTCGAATTTGCAAAGCAAATTCGTCTTCATGGGGAGAATGTGTCGCCCTTCCCCTTATCTGCACTCTTCGAAAGACGTACCGAAACTATTACTAGTTTGGGTATCATCCTGTCCGAGATCCAGCAGAAAAAGTGGAACTTCGATTTAAAGTCAGCTGTAAAGAGTTACTATCTTAATGTGTTTCGATGGTCTAGACCTAGGTTTAGAGCCTTCGAACCAATTATTAATTTAGTAATATCTCTTCTCAGATACCTACAAGGCGAAGAAATTCTAGGTAAGGCAATACGCTCTTACGTAAAAAATGCTCTCGCAGTAAAGCCCCTTAAATGGGATAAGAAAGTAGATCCTAAAGCAAATATCCATAAGCGATTATTTACGCATTGGGTAGCTGTTCAGGTTGTACAGACTCTTTACTTGGAATCTAGAGAAAGGATAGTTAGTCCGACAACACCTGGTAGCTTAGGAGACTTAGCTACCGAGA